GGTCTTTGGCAATCGTGGGTGCGCACGACGACCCAGGGTCTGGCCACGGTTCGGCGCCAGCCGGTGATGCTGCTGTTGTGTGCGCTCACGGCGGCCAGTGCGTTTGCGACCATGCCGGCATGGCACTACTGGCCGGCCCGGGTGCAAGAGGTGTCAGGGGTCGGTACCTGGTTGTTGGGTTGGGCCTGGGCGCTCATCACTTTGGCGAACATGGGCGGCAATTGGTTGATGCCCTGGTTTGGGCCGACGATACCGGGGTCCTTCCCGACGACGAGGGTAGTGGTGGTCGCGTAGGTGGGGACGAGGGATGAGCCGAGGAGCCACTTCTCGAGCACGGGGAACCGGGCACCGAGTTTGCGGGCAGCCCAGTAGTAGCCGGCGATGACGAGGGCGGTGACGGTGAGTTGGATCGCGGCGGATGCGTCAGTGCCGAGGGTGTGCGACAGCCATGTCAGGGCGTCCTGCACGGCGGGGAACCGTCCGATAAGGAAGGTGATGGCGACACCATACAGGGCGGGGACGAGGGTACGGATGAGGGCGGCAATGCGGTCGGAGACGGTCATGGGTTCCTTCTTCTTGGGGATGGTGGCTACTTCTGCAGTAGGTAGGGGCTGGCGATCTGCCAGACGATAAATAGGGCGGCGAGGACAGCGAAGACCTTCGTCCACGGCGACCATGACGACTCGGATTTCTTTCGTCGGTTCTCGTCGGCTTCCTTGAGCGCGAGTGCAAGCGCAACTGCGGTCGCCTTGTCCGCTTCGGCCTGCTCACGGAGTGTCTGAGTTTCGGACCTGAGCTCGGCATGGCCATCTGTGAGCGCCCGGATGTCGCGGTCGTGGCCGTCGACACGGCCCGATACTGTGCCGAGTCGTTCGTTGATCAGGTTGAGTGTTCCTTCCATGCGGGTGAGCTGCACGGGGGTTGGTTCCTCCGCCCGGATTGTGGGCACGTCGGGAAGTTTCGCCGCAGTCACGTCTGGTCCTTCGCGGGGATCGGGCCGATGTCACTCATGCGGACTGACTACTTGCCCACAGTGGTGTCGGCGGGCAGTCCACACTGGGCGCGGTAGCCGTTCCATTCGGTCTTGTTGACCGGGATGAGGGTCTTGAACGCTGTGGAGAGTGCGTTGGCGGCATCGGCGGTCCAGATCGGAACCCAAACCTTCTCCACCACATACACTTGCGCCCACTGTTTCGAGTTGTCCTTGTTCACGATCTCGAGCGTGATCGGCTGGTTCGCCATGTCGTCTTCCTCTTCTTCGGGTTCGGGTTGTGAGTTATCGAGCTGGGAGATGTTGATTGAGGCGGCGGTTGTCAGTACTGCAACGACGCCGGGGGTAGGGTCGAGGTTCACGTACCCCCAGACCCCCCAACCGTCGCGGGTGCGCGACAGACACAGATGGGTGTGCTGGCCCTTCCACTGGATGCCACCCTCGGCGGGCGTTACCGCCTGCCGGCCGAGTGTCTGCCCCTGCGTCACCCGCTGACCGACGCTCACGGCGAGCACAATGTGGCAGTACGTATCGAACAGGCCATCTCCCCGTTGCACGGTGACGTAATGCCCGACGTTCGGGTTCGCCGCAGCAGCTACTACCGTGCCTTCGTGCAGGGCGGGCACGAGAACATCGCCGTGGAACAGGCCACAGTCGATGCCCTTATGCGGGGTTAGGTGGAACACATCGACAGCGCCGTACCGCGAGCCCCAGTGGGCCTCAGCGTAGAAGGCCAGAACGTCCGTTGGAGTAGCCATCACGCAGCCTTGTAGCTGAACTCGCCCGAGATGGCAGAGCCAGCACCCCAGGTGAACGGCACCGTCGCTGCGACGGCGGTCGTCAGCGCACCCGAGTTCGTGGGCACCAGTCGAACCTTGGTCGCGTCCGTGTTCTCCGCCAAGATCGCACCCTGGTACGGGCGCGTGTTCGCGGTGTCGTAGAGGATCAGGAAACCGGTCGTGCCCTCATAGGGGTGCGCCAACGCCGCACGGGCGATAGGAACAGTGATCGTCGGGATACCCGAAACGGATGCACCAGAAGTGCCCAGCACCAGACTGAACTTGACCTTCACATCCCCGGCGACGAACTTGTACGCCCACACGCTGCTCGCGCTACCGCCCGTCCCGACCGCGACGTTCCTGATCGTCGGCGTGTACGTGATCCAGTCGGACTCCCAGGCCTTCCACGCGGAGCCGTTCCACTTGTAGGTGAGGCCGTCCGCGATGACCCAGCACCTTGCCTTCATGTCTGCGGCTGCAGGAACGTAGGCGTCACGCTCAGTGGTCGTACGCGGTACCACGACGCCATCCGCGACCGTGGTAAACGAAGCCGTCTGATTGATCGTCGTGCCCGAGTTCGTCGCTGTCACACCCGCCGGCACAAGGATCGTCGCCAGCTGGATCGCGCCGGGGAAGGCTGCCAGCGAGGGGACCGTGGGGGATGCTGCTGCCGTTCCCTGGACGACGCCGATCACTGGGTTCGAGTCTGTGCCGTCGATTGAGTACTCCCGCTGCCAGATGTACACGACGTCGTAGCGTGAGTTCGATCCGGGGGCAGCAGCGGTGGCGACGTTGTAGACGGAATCGTTCGAGAGTTCCACCGCGCCGGCCGTTGCACCGCGCGAGAGAACTGCCGTCAGGGCTCGGACGTCGTAGGACATGTTCGCTTTGCCCGAAACGATGGTCGCATTTCCGTCCCAGAGAACCCCCGCCCGGATCGTGTTCGCAGCGGTCTTGACCCAGTGAGACAGGTTCGCCATCTTGTGGTCGAGTGGCGTTACTGTGCCTGCTGCGTTGCCGTAGGTGCCTACACCGTGAGTCGCAGTCATTCGGACACCTCGAACCCGTCCTTGGTGTGGGTAATCGTCTGTCCGGGGCGGACATGCACGGCCTCACTTGCGACGGGGGCCACGATGTTCGGCTCCCTTTCGGGCGTCTCCTGGATCACGGCCTCGACGTGCGCCCACTGCACCGTGACACCGTTGAGCGCACCGGGAATCGCCCCGCCTGCTACGGGGATGTAGTCGTAGACGATGTGCGCGTCTGCATCGGAGCCCTTGATCGCGCGCACCCATGCGACGACTCGCTCAGCCGCGACAGTCGCGTCCGAGCCGTTGTCGGTGACGGTGAGGGTCATCGAATCTGTCATCGCTATGTCCTAACTTGGGGGTATCGAATTCATGTTCGAAGGAGTACTCTCTGGCGCATGAAGAACGTTGCTGATACGCTCCGCACCCCGTCACGCCGTTGGGCGTGGGTTAGCGGCGGCGTCGCTGCGGCCGGTGTTGTCGTTGCCGCCGTGGTTGTGGGTCCGTCGTTCGCCGCGCAGTTGAATCCCGCGCCAGTGCCGACCGCGACGATGGCCCCGTATGTCGCCACGCTGACCCAGGACGAGAAGGACTCAGTACAGCGGAGTGCGGATTTGCAGGCCGCAACGATTGCCGCCGATGAAGCGGCGGCCGCACAGGCCGCTGCAGATAAGGCAGCGGCCGATGCTGCGGCCGCGGCAGCGTCGGACCCCGGCCCTGGTTACGCACCGGGTCAGGCCCCCGCGGGGACTCCGATTCCGATGCACATCGATAACGACCCCAACTCGGGCAGCTATGGACAGATGGTGATCGCGAACCCCGACACCTTCTGCGCGTCAAACGGCGGAACGACGCGCTCGGATGGTGTCGCGGTCTGCTCTTAGATGCCAGCCTTCCTAAGCCGCTTCTCGTGATCCGCCTGTACTCGACCCAACTCTTGGATGGCGGGTATCAGAGCCAACGCGACCTTCTCGTAGGCGACACTCTCGGCCTGCCCGTCCGGGCCGAATTGGACCAACCAATCCAGGCCGAGGTCGATCAGTTCTTCAGCGATTAGCCCGTGCTCGATCGGGGCGGCGTCGCCCATTTCCTCGACGGCTTGCTTGAGGCGGAACTCCCTCAACTGAAGCGCGAAGGCCGCCTGGAATGCGGGCGAGAAGTTCTTGATGTTCTGCTTGTAGCGACGGGCTGACACGGTGCGCCCGAACCGCCCATCGCTGTTGACGTACAAGGCGAAGTAGCCAGTCACGACAGGATTCGCCAAAGCATAGGTAGACCAGAAAGTGTCGCCGGTTGACGTGATCCGCCCGCCGGCCGTGACAGTGGTTCCCGCCGTGACCGATCCCGTTGCGGTCACGTTCACCTGATTCAGCAGACCGTTCACAAGATCCTGCAGGGTGGCCACAGCATCGGAGAGTTGCGTCCCGGTGGGTCGCTCGAGCTCGCGGATCTTCGTAAACGCGGACTGAATCAACGCTTTCAGCCCGGCCAGGTCGTCGGGTTGGACGACTGGGTAACCGTTGCCCATCAGACCTCCGGGTAGAACGTGAGAGAAACCTTGCGACCCTGCTCGTCACCAGACCGCGACATAATCCGCATCCCGTAGGTGTCGTCAGGCAGGTACGAGTTCTTGCGAACACGAACGTCCGCAAAGTCACCTGCGTTGAAGCCCTCGAGGAAGGGCTGCTTGGTGAGGTTGTGGTCGAAGGCGAATACCATCGAGGGGGTCTCGCCTTGCATCACAACCTCGTCCGAGTAAGCCTGCAAAGTTGTCGCGTTGGAGACCGTGGAGTGGGAACTGTCCACCGCGTCAAGAAGCGCATACCCCGCATTGCCGAGAGCCGGGTCAGTGGAGACGGTGATGAGGGTCGTGTCGTTTGTGCGGCCCCCGGAGGCGAACGACTGTGCCGCAAGTCCGGTCCCGTCGATCTTGACCCGCAGCTTCGAAACCGACGACTTCGCCACCCCAACTTGGAACTTCTGCCGTTGTGGAGAGAACAGGCGCGGTTCTGTGGGTGTGCCGATCCGCTTCGCCCACTGGACGCCCTGAAGGCCGCTAGTGAGTTGAGGGGGGAACATGATGTCCGGGCCACCCTCAACCTGCGTGAGTTGTGCCAGCCGTTCCCCAACGAATGCCAGGTCGGCACCCTTGTACCAACGCTCAGCCGGAGACCCGGCGACCGTGCTGGGAAGAATGACGGGCACGTTGCCGTTCGTCCACGTTTGCGCCTGCGCAACAAGACCTCGAGCGATGTCATGCAGCGACGCTGACGTGTCGGACGGCCACGGGTACCCGGTCGCGTTCGGATCTGTGACAGGGAACGAGTAGCGGGTGTCGGTGGTCGCGTCGGTAGGGTTCCGGCCGGCCAGAACGGGAAGCAACGCCCGGTGGTCGAAGTACGACCACATCCCCGACGCGGTGAGGGTGAGTTGCTTGTCGTCATCGTTGAAGTCGTGGAACCAGATCGGCCCCGCGTTCAGGACAGTGGAACCGCTGATCGCAGCCAGGAATGCCTTGCCAACAGATGCGGACTGGAACAGCCCGAGGCGTTGAATGACCGGATCTTTCAACGAGACCGTGCATGCAATGTCGCCAGCATCGTTGAGGACTTCTGACCACGAACCCGTGCCCGCAATGATCGGCAGGTTCTGAATCCGTCTACCGGTGAGTAGGTCGCCAATGATGTATTGGACGGTCACTCACCACCACCCGTCTCTCACGGTCGGGGTCATCGTCGGGGTACCGGATGATGTGCTGATCGGGTTGAACTGCACGACGATGCTGCTGCCTGCGGGGACGGCGAAAAACTCATCCCTGGTCAGGTAGGTGGAAGCATCTGAAATGCCGTCAACCAAGACTTCGCCCGTGCGGGAGTCGATCGAGACCGTTGATCCGGCCGGAACAACACGGTCGTACCGGAGCACGTTGCCGCTGTCGGGGCCGGTCAGACATTGGATGTAGAACCCTGTATCGAGCTGTCCGGTAACGGTGAATGTCGGCCACACGTCGGCGGTGCCGTTGTTGGTGAGGGTGACACGTCCGAGGTTGCCGTTCGCGCCGTAGTACAGTGCCCCACCGCTGCCGCCTGAGTACAGGTTGTACTCGAGGCCACCACCCGATGTCGGAAGACCGGTAGACACCGTAGACGTGGGGCCATACCGAACCGGGTCGGGGGCGAGCAACGACACGGTGTAGTCGAACATCCCATCGACCATCGGGCTCACGAGTGCTGCGTCAGAGATCGGCATCACGCCGGATGACAGTGGGCCGGCAGGATCGGTGACCATGATCGTGCCTGGTATACCTGACGCGAAGATCGCTGCGACCTGACGAGCGATCAGAAAGTCGGCCCCTTCATTGCCGGAACCCGCGTAGAAGCCCGAGAAGGTGATCGGGCGCGCCGAACGGTAGAAGTTTGACACCCCGAAGGTGCCATCACCGTTGGCCCGGTCGTCGGGTTGCGTCTTCACCGGGGGGGCCGAGAACCATCCCTGCAAACTGTCTTCCGAAATGCCAAGAGGTGTGGCGGGGTCGGAGGAGAACACGAGCGAGCCGATGGTCAGGGTGACGGTCACTTGATACCCCTCAGGTGTGCCGCTGAGGACTGGGAGACCATCGTGGCGAACAGTTGCAGATCGTCAACCCCGTTCAGATTGAACACCTGATTAACCTCCCGACCGGTCGTGCCCGTCGCTGACCCGGTACCCGCGGCAGGGGAGGATATGTACATGGGCTGCCCGTAGTTGCTCATGTCGCCGCCAGCGTGCATGTACTCGAGCGCTGCCCGATTCGCTGGCTTCGCAGTCGTCGCGGCAGTGGAAACCCACTCCTCGGCATGCACAAGACCGGCAACCTTGTCCCTTGGCCCCGGACCCGTGTAGCCGCCGTCGGCGAACGTGCCAGGCGACCCAGCGGGGAGGTTCTGTGACCGGAACATGATCGTCCCCGACAGGTGCCCGTACTGGGCGATGAACTGATCGATCGTCTTCGCCGCCTGCGCCGTGTCCGCAATGATCTGAATCTGCTTCTCGGAGGGGATCGCGGCCACCTTGTCCGCAAGTGCTTGTGCCTGATCGGCGGTCGCACCAAACGCGATAGCGGTGTCGTAGACGGCCTGATGGCCTGCCTTCAGGGTCGCAATGTAGTTGTCGGTGTTGTTGTCGAGAGCGAACTGGGCCTTGGCCGCGTCCTCGTTCTTCTTCGCCAAACCGGCAAGCATGTCCGCGTTCGCTGAGCCTGCTGCAGTGGTCTCATCCAGTGCCGCAGATGACTTGCCGTGCGCCTTCACATAGTCATCGACGGCCTTCGTCGCATCATCGAGCGCCTTCTGGTACGCGGCATTGGTGGTGACCGCATCCTGCCCAACACCGTTCGCCTTGTTGATCTCGTCCACGAGTTGCGAAATCTGATCCGTCAGGTTCGACGCCTGAGTTGCTGCCGACTGGTACGCATCTGCTGCACTCTGGGTGGAGTCGGCCGATCCCGCTGCCGCAGCCTTCTCGTCCGCAAACTGCTGCTTCGACGTGCCCAACTCCCCATTCAGGTTCTGAATCTGGATCGCCGCGTCATAGAGCGCTCCGCCGAGGATGGGATCTTGGTGTCCGGCAGACTGGTAGAGCTTCTCGTGCAGATCTGACAGTGCCTTGCCGCCGTTGAGAACCGCGTCAGTCAACTCCTGTTGTCCGACACCAGCCTTCTTCGCGGCCTCAAACGCGCCCGACTGGGCAAGCTTCTGTGCAACCAGCTCGCGGGTGTATTTCGTGGTCGCCCCGCTGGCCTGACCAAGCGATTGCTTGAACTCTTGCGTGTTAGATGCGGCTTCCGCCTGCTGCTGCGCGAAGACGCCCAGCACGATCGTCAGCGCCCCGAGAGCCCCGGCCGTGATACCCCCCGCAATCGCGGTGCCCTTCATGGTGATACCGAGGGTCGCCATCGCCTCTTTCGTGGCGGCGATACGAGGGATGATCGTCAGGAACGCGCCCGACGCCAAAGCGAGCACCGCAACAACGGCACCGATCGCCAGCACGGTGCCCTGCACCGGGGCAGGCAGGTTGCCATACGCGGACACGAGACCTGTGAGCAGCTGCACCATCTCACGCAGGGTGTTGTTCGCAGTCGACCCTGATGTGATCAGGTCCTTCTGGAATGCTGCCCCCAACTTCGACAGATCCCCGTTGAGGTTGTCCATCTTGCCCGCAGCCTGCTTCGCCGCGAAACCGGACGTGTCAACCTCATCAGTCCACTTCGCGATGCCGGCAGCGCCCTCCTTGTAGAGGACGTTCGCGCCAGCGATCGCACGAGATCCGAAGATCGTCGCCAACGCACTGTTACGGGTCGCCTCGGTCTGATCACCGAGCTTGTCCTTGAGCTGACCGGCCAGGTTCGTGAGCCCAACGAACTTTCCGCTCGCGTCGTAGAGGCTGATCCCAAGCTTCGTCATCGTCGCAGCGGAATCGGCAGACGGGTTCGCAAGCTTCAGAAGCATCTGGCGAAGGTCGGTGCCGGCCGTCTCACCGAGAAGACCAGCGTTCGCGAACGCCGACAGAGTACCGACCGTCTCATCCAGAGACACACCAAACTGTGACGCGACCAGACCACCAGACTTCAGCGCCTCACCAAGATCAGACACACCACCCAGCGCCTTATCGGCACCAGCAGCAAGCAGGTCCGCAACGTGAGGGACGTCCTTGCCTTTCAGCCCGAACTGGGTCAGCGCAATCGTCGCAATCTCCGTCGCCTGCGCAACATCAATCTGACCAGCAGCCGCCAACTGCAGCGACCCCTTCAACGCACCACCAAGGATGTCGTTGACCGAGATGCCAGCCTTGACCAACTCCAACTCAGCATCCGCAGCCTGATTAGCTGAGATGCCGATCTTCTGCCCAAGGTTCTCAGCCGCCGAAGCAAGCTGATCCATCTCACCCGACGTAGCCGACGAGAGAGTCTTGACCTGCGACATCTTCGCGTCGAAATCCGCAAACGACTTCACCGCCAACGTCACACCAGCAGCTACCGCAGTCCCGAACAACAGGAGCGTGTGCCCCAGGTTCGTCATCGCTGCACCCTGGCCGGCGAGCTTCTGCGCCGCCGACTGAGTGGCCTGTGTAGCCCGCTGCGCCTGCTGCATCCCAGTGATGTAGTTCGCTACCGTCGCGGTGAGGCGGATCGTTTCGACACGTTCGGTCACGACGCCTCCGCTTCAATGTCTGGTGTTTTGTCGACCTTGCGGACGCGGTACTGGACCCCGTGCATCGGATCGTCGGGGTGTTGCTTACGCATGCTCGCGGACTTGTCCCCGATCGCCTTAGCGGCAAAATCGGTCACCGGCTCGGCTGCGTAAACGAACTGGTTCTCCCGCGCGGTCGCCTCCGACATCGGGATCCCATGAGGTCCGACGTCAGCCTCGAGCGCCTTAGACGCGAGCAGCTGGGCAACCTCGCGCCGGTTGAACTCCGGCTCACGAACCGTCGTCGACCGGACGAGTCGACCGTCAGAGTCGTACTCGTACTCGGTAACCTCCGCAGGCTCCCACCCGCTCAGTCGGCGGTAGGAGACTCCGAGCTCTCGGGCGAGTCGGAGTCGGGCGCGGTAAGCGCCGCCAATGCTTTTTTTAGTTCTTCGATCTCCTCGAGCGGACCCGTCTCGTTGAGCTGGAAGATGACGTTGGAGAACTTGCTCCGCTCACCACCCGAGATCGCCTTCAGCAGATTCGTCCACTGATCCGGGGTCATGTCGACAAGTTCGTCACCCTCAACACGTTTGCCCGTCTTGGCAAGAACGACCGGCGTGAGGGCGTCGAGGTTGTACCCGAACTGCATATCCAGGGGGAACCCGGGACGCACTTGCATGCCCTTCATCCGACCCGCGACAACCCATTCCTCCGAGTCCATCTGCGTGATTCGGAACGTGTGCAGGTTCCCGCTCAGCCGCACCGCCACGTCGATGAAGTCGCGCGGTGCCTCAAACTGTGCCTTCAGGTCGTCAACAAACGACATCTGTTCTCCCATGGACAACGCCCCGGACGGTCAGACCCTGGCGGGCGTGTCCATGGGCGTGGTTAGACGCCCGCCAGGGATTCGGGGTTACGACGCGAGAACGACGAACCGGTTCACGGTGCCGGTCACGTTCAGCTTCTGCGTGATCGTGTTCTCCGCGTTCGCGGTCGGAGCGTTCTTCCGCTGCAGGCCGGCCTTGATCGGGATGACATCCACGATGTCTCCGACAGCCGGGGCGGTGCCGTTGGCGACGTTCCAACGCTCGACGATGTAGCCGGTCGTGCCGACAGGCAGCGCGAGGCGCGCGATGTCACCGGTCGTCGGCAGACCCCACACGTAGGTGATCTCGAGGTCGTCGGTCACGGTGCCGTCGTACTGAAGAACCTGCTTCAGCGTGAGGCGGTTGATCGTGACCGTGTTGACGGTGATGTCGTGCTTGTACCCGTCTCCGGTGATGGAGTAGGTCAGCTTCTTCACCGTGCCAGCGGTCAGTTCGGTTGTGGTGGGGGCGGTCGGGTCAGCGATCGTCGGGACGAAAAGGACGAGGCCGTTGCCGTCTGAGACGACGCCTGCCGGAACTGTTTCGAGGGCCATCAGGCGTCTCCTTCTTTCTCATCGCCCACGGACTTGTCCACGACGGCAGGTGCCTTCGTGGAAGCTTTCTCAACGACCAGATCCACGTACTCGACCTGCCCCGGTTCCTCCACGGGCGACTTGTCCAGCACCTCGTAGTCATCTGGCCACGCCTCCACCGACTCAACGGGCGCGTAGAAGACGTGCTTGGGTCCTGCTGTGGCGCGAACCTTCAGAAATCCGGGCATGGGTGAATCTCCCTACGGGGGTAAAGGGCTTCGGCGTGGAATGGGGTCAGGGACGGCGAGAGATGAGCGTCAACTCAACGTCGCTGTAGAACAGGGGCGGTCTAACTGATGCGTCGACCTCGACATCGGTGGAGCGTGTGAGACGAATCGGGTCGCACTTTCGACCCGTGACAGTTGCAACGAATCCGACGAGCTGGGTAGTGACATGCTTCAGAACCGCGCGAGCACCATCAGCCGTGGGTGCGACACCGCGCACCGTGTAGACGTAGGTGGCGGTGGAGTCGGTGCCCTGGGCCGCGGTGAAGCGATCGTCGTCGAGGGTGTCGGGTGCGCCACCGAACAGGACGGCATACGTTCCGGTGAAGATCGTGCCGTCAGCGTTGTAGACGGTATCCCGCACCACAAGCGTCGTGTCAGCGACCAGGCGAGCCTTCACGGCGGCGTACTCAGCGTCGATCACGGGCGGGGCCTCTCGAACGCATCCGCGGCAGCAATCAGGATGCCCTTCTCGAAGTCGGCAGAGATCGCGGCGAGCGCCTTGCGGGCGTTGCCTTGAGGTGCGCCCTTCACCCCGCCTGGTGTCTCTTCGAGGATGCCGAGGGCACCTTGAGCGCGCGCCAAGTTCGGGCCGATCTCAGCGGTGATCTCGTTCGCCAACCCGCCCGCACCAGCGTTGTTCGTGATGTCGTAGTCGATCGAGTACGGGTACGCCTTAGCGTGCCCCGCCCCAATGTGGGCCTTAGCGTTCGCCTGCCACAACTTCTTACCCTTCGTCGCAGACACCGTGAGGGCCTTCGCGATCAGGGGGCCAGCCGTTTCGGGCACACGCCCAAGATCAGCGACCAGGTTGGTCAGGGCAGAGAAGTCGAACGAAATCCCATCGGGCATCAGGTGATCTCCTCGACTGGCACCCGAAGCGCGGTCGTCTGACCCGCAAGCCCGTTACCCCGCACCCGATACCGGCGATCCACCAGAGACGCATCAGCCGTCGATGTCAGAACGGTCACGAACCAGTCGGTTCGCACATCCGACCCGGACGGAAAATGCACCTCGATCTCCTGCGCCGCAACCAACTGCGTCCCAGCATCACGCTCAAGAACACGAGTCACCGGATACTTCACCCGCGCAATGGTCGACGCGATATGCACCGTCTCAGTCACCGTCGTCGCAAGAGTGTCCGGGTCAACAGTAGGAACCTCGGAGGCGACCTTCACCGTCTCGGTCATGCGAGCGTTCGCCTGCGTGCGTCCCATGCTCAGAACTCCGAGCAGAATGCTCACAGGTACGGACCAACTATGGTCGTCGACCAGCGGCCGAACTGGTCAACGAATGCTTCCGACTGCGGTTCCGGCAAAACCATTCCCGAACTTGCCCCAGCGTCAGCCCAAGCGATCTTGAAGTCGTCCAACGCCGCCGACGACAACCCACCCGCGGTGAGCCCGATACCGGACTCGAGAGTCAGGAGAGCAGCAGACACCAGAACGCAGGCGAGACGCACACACTCTTCAGGCGCGACCGCGAACCCATACGTGTACGTGATGTCGACAGGCTCATCGCTGCCGATGCAGAAGATGTACCCAGGACGGTATTTGTAATACGGAATGTCGACAGAGTCGCGCTGCACAGACGTGACCGACACCACCGGGTACTGGGGAAGATCAACACGCCCCTGCTGCGGATAGTCCGTGTACGTGACCGCCGACTGGGGGTAAATCTGTTGCTGCACGAGACCGCGCAGGTAGGTGGACGCATCCGCAAGGAGCGCATCAATCCAGACCTTCTCGGGATCCGTGAAAACACGGTTCAGCCGAGCCGCCAGATCGACGTTCGTTGCGAATGCGTCCACCATCAGAGTTACGCGGTCTTCACCGACGCGACCACGAGGGCCGACGAACGGGTGACCTTCTCACCGTGAACGTGCAGGCCCTTGAGTGCGTCAGCGAAACGCTTCTCCGGCCGGTACGCCTCGAGCTCGAGGATCTGCTGCGCGAACGACGTCGCGATCGAAGAACCAGCGTAGGCAAGCTGCCCACCACCGGAGATCGCACCGTCAGCGACCGTACCGGAAGCGGACGAGTTGACCGTCACAGTCGCGGTCGTGCCGTCAGCCGAAACCGACGCGATGGTGTTGGTCGCACCGACACCGGTACCGGCGATGGTCAGACCAACATCGCCCTGGTTGAACGTTCCCGCAGCAGCGGTAATCGTCTTGTTGCCAGAGGTGGTCGTGATCGACAGGCTCGAACGGTTCGCCTGGAAGGCGTTGTTCGACTTGTAGATCGTGAACCCGGCAGCCGAACCGACCAGACCGGTGTGCAGGGCATCCGTGCCGGCCTCGTTCTGCTTGATGAAGCGCGAGTCGAGCTGCAGCTTCCCATACGCGGCCGGCGCGAGGATCAGCCAACGCATCTCCTCCGGCACGTTCGCCTGGTCGAGCGCCACCGAGGCGGGGACAACGAGGTTGTCGTACACGTTGGTGGCGGTCGTGCCGTCGATCTTGCCGAGAGCGTTGCCTGCACCGAGGGCCATGATCGACGCGATGCGCTGATCGGCCTTGTCGCGCAGTCCATACGCGGCACGACGGCTCGCCTCGGACATCAGGGCACCGTCGTTGCGGACCTGTGCCTTGTCGATGTCGTCGACCTGGAAGTTGAACGACCATGCCTGGTCGATGGCGAGCAACTGCTCACTGTCGGTCAAGGCCTGCGGCGAGGAAAGGTCGGTGTCCTTCGTGTACGCCGAGATGGCCGGGTCTGCGATCGACGTGATGTGAACCGTGTCACCGAAGGCAGAGATGTCACCTTCGTAGTCGCGGTTCACGACACCGTTCGCACCGAACACGAGCGACTTGTTGAGGGTGAGCAGCAGGTTTGCCGACCATACCTCGGGCTGGAAATGGGTGATAGCCATGTGATGGCCCTTTCTGGAAGTTAGCTAGCGCCGAGCAGGCTCGTTAGACGGCCTTCGGCTTGGGCTTTGACGATCTCCTCTGGACTCATGTCCTTCAGTTCGTCTTTGGTGATCTGCGCCGCCTTCGTCTCCTTGCCCTTCGCTCCCTGATCTGCGCCGCCCTCGAAGCGGGTCTGCTTCTGAGCTGCGAGATGGGGTTTCCGGGTGAGGAGGTCGTCGATGGCTTCGTTCAGTGCGTCAGAGTCGGTTTCTCCGTCATCAGAAACGGTGAAGTCGTCCAGGTTGAGATACAGGGCCGCATCAGACGGGTCCGCAAGCTTCCCGGTCGCGGCAGCCCGAAGGTCGGCACGGAGAATCCGGGCGTTGGCTCGCTTGTCTGCCTCGGCGCGCGCTTCAGCCTTCGCGGCTTCGATCGCTTGCTCTTCGGCGGGCTTGTCCTTGTTGGCGAGTGCAGCCTCAGCAGCTTCGGCTCGAGCGGTTGCAGCCTTCGCGTCAGCGATGGCCTGCTTCTTCTCGGCCCGAAGCGTGTCGAGCGCTTTCTTGCCTGCGTCACCGAGGTCTGCCGTTCCCTCTGCCGAGGTTTCGGTGTTGTCGATGTCCTGCGTTTCGGTTTCGGTCGACGTCGCGTCGACTTCCTGCTCTGTCATTGGGGAATCGCTCTCCTATGGGTGGTGTGCAGCGTCGCGCTGCGTCTTCCGCCGTTAGGAGGCGGGAAGTCTCGAAGATGTATTCGATGAGAGGCTGTAGGGCGGCACTGGGAAGCCACACGCGCCCGACTGGGGCGATAGGGGGTCGATCTGGTCCTAGTTGCCGTACCAGGATTCGGGACTGGCGTGGGGCCGACTATCGAACTGGTATCCGAGTCCGCTCGAGGTACCCATAGCGGCCCAGGAGTTCAACCCAACGCTCCGAGTTGCCGCCGGCCATCTTTGCGATCTGCTCTGGCATCAGTCGGACAGTCGTCGTGCGCCGATATCGACCGTCTTTAGTAGCGTTGGCTGAAGCCCTTCGTTCGGACTTATAAAACGCACCTCGAGCCGTTGTGCCCTCGGTTGTCGCGTACACCATCAGCGGGGTTCCATCGGACTTGATGCCGATCACCAGGGGCCTCAACGACCCAGGGTTGACGGCGGGGAGGTTCTTGTGACCCGAGTAGCCGATGCCGTAAGCCCCACGGCGGGCGTTCACCACAGAGACGGGGTTAGCGCCCTGGCGTATCGCCTCAGCCCCCGCCTTCGTGAATACCCGATCCTGCTCGGAGGCGGAAAGGGATTCGAAGTAGGAGTTCGGGTCCGCGTGAAGACCGCCCGGGATCTTCGACGTGTTCACGATCGGGACTACACCGCACTGGCAAGAGACGTGACGGAGGAAGGCATCGGGCCCCGAGTACATCCCGGCGAGGATCGCGCACCTCGAACATGCGGACCCATTCACGACCCGGATGTACGTCGTGTACGTCTTGCCTGCCGCAAGTACCCGATCGGCGTTGCGGGACATGTCATGCAGGGCAGCGGAAGCGACCGTCGCAAGGAAGTGCGCGCCTACCTCGAACGCTCGAGCAGGGACGACGCCAGTACCAATCAACGTCTTCGTGTTCGTCACAGCCCCGTAAAGGGCGGGACCAACCTCGCGGCCATCACCCATCACATTCGCGAACGCCTCTGGCACGATCGCAGCAGGTGGGGCCTTGAACTGGTTAGCCCGATCCACCGCGTTCAAATATGGGGCAGACAGCAGAGCGGCCGACAGTTGCGCGGACGCAACTTGAGCGACCATCTTCGGGGCTACTACATCCCACGACTGATCCAGGTTGCCTAGATCCATCTGATGCCACAGCCGCACCAGGCGGCGACCCAGAACAGCGCCTAGACGGACAACATCATCCTGATGGGCGAAAGCCAGCTCAGACTGCCGGGACATCCTGCGCCGCGTCGGCGTTCTTCATGCCCGACTGGTCGGCTCCGTCATCCGGCATCGTGTCAACACCCGCATCACCGTTCATTGCGGACTGGACACCGAACTGCAGGTTGGCTTCGTCCTCTTCCTGCTTCATGGCAAGGATGCGCGGAATGTCGAGCGGTTCGATGCCGTCAAGCTCCATCAGGTACTCGAGCGGGTAGCCGATCGACTTCTTCTTCACAAGCATGTCGGCCAACTGGGCTTCGGAACGGATCTCCGGGTTCATGTGAGTGACCTTCGCAAACGTCACCTCCTCCGCGAGCGCTTCGTCACCATTGGCGAGAGCGACAAGCCGGTTCATCTCCCGAAGTGCGGGGCCGGCGAACGTCCAGAACTCTTCGACTTTCTTGTTCAACGGAATCTCGGAAGCCTTGAGCCCGTCCGCGTTCACGTTCGACATGCCGACCTTCGTCACAAGGTATGTCGGCGGTGTGCGGGTCTGTGAACTGATGTGACCGACAGCGACATCGATGGTATTGGTGAACACGTCGAGCGCGGCAGCGGTCCATGAGTCGATCGAGGCGTTGTCGCCCTTGATGAACAGCATCCGCTTTTCGCGAACATCAGCCATGTCGACCGGACGCTGCCCGATCTCCTTGCCCGTGTCGTCAAGAATCGGAATCATCGGCGGGGCGGCACCCAACACCACACGGGCATCCATCGACGCATAGTCAGCAGACAACAGCAGGTACGCCCACAACAGGTTGATCGCATTCTGCATCGGGATGACACCCTGAATCTCCGAAACAGGGTCACCCATCAGAGTCGGACGGTTCGGAACCTCAACCACCGGGACAACCCCGAGCGGGTTCCTGATCGGCCATGTCGGGTCCGGTGTCTTCAGGCGCGGCTGCCAACCACCATCCGCCGACTGCCGCAACTTCGCCTGCTCAGCCTGCGACTGGAAATCGTTCAGTGCGATCTGGCGACCACGCTGGAACTTCCAAACAGCTTCCGGCTCATACAGGGTCGCGTACTCGTAGTCCTCATCAAGCCACGTCTTCAGGGCCGCAACACGCTCACGCGGATTGTCCCACGCATACTCGATCTCCACATTCGACGGATGCTCCCACGAGATCGTCGCCTTGTCCGTCTTCGGGTCACCCCACACGATCACAAACGACCGCCCCGTAGCGAGAGTCGTCACAATACCCTGCGAAGACTGCATGTCCATCTCGTTACGCAACCAGTCCTGCTGCAACAGACGGCCCGCATCCGGCAACTCGGGAACAATCAGCCCCGTGTACCGAATCCGCTCAGCCTCCGCATTCACCACCGGACCAGCCCAGTTGTCAGAGAACCCCACATACCTGGAAGCGTGCGCCCGACGCCACTCATCGGTCGCAAAAGCAAGAGGCTGATCGCCGCGATAGTACCGTTCCCGCATCTCGATCATGGGGCGACGGTGAGAGAGGCGTCGGTAGATTCGATCTACAAGAGAGACCGCCTGGTCCGCATCCACGGGGCCTCCTACATATAGATCAGGGTTGAGTCATTCGAGGTGAGGGCACCGTCAGCGATCGCATCGGCGGTCGCCTCGTGCGCAAGCACCGAAGACATGAGGTAGTCGAACTTCTGATGCTCGTTCGGCTTGAAAAGGATGGACTGACGACGGCCGCTGAGCTTGTCGACGTCACGAGCTCGAACGATCGCATTCCGGGCATGCTCAGCAACCTGCGGGTCGTCATCATGCGACAGGCCAGCGGGGTCGAGAAGGTCAGTCTTGAACCGCTCTAGCGACGCCCACATACGCGGCACCGAGTAGGTCGGCCACTTGATAAACACCTTGTCGCCGTACCGACCAGCCCACTCGTCGATCTCTGTCTCCCACATGTGCGGGTCACAGTACGCGCGAACGACTTCGTACTCGGCCATGATCGTGTCGACCGCAGCACGCACTTGATCGCGGGGAACCCGGCCGTTCCAGTCCTGTGGACGCCACTGCGTCGGCTTGCTATCCGGGCCATACGTCGGGGTGAACTGGAAGAAGTCCAGGGTCTCGAGCCGGATGCCCGTGTAGTCGTTGTTGTCCGACCCATCGAACCCCAGGCACACCTTCGTCCGTGGCTTGACGATCGTCGGGGCCTTCTTGGCATCCCACTCGGCCTCGGTGAGCCAATGGCCCATGCCAGCGACGATCCGGTTTCCAAAGAAGCGCTCAGCGTCAGTCGGGTCCTTCTCCATCAGCTCGGCAGCCTCAGCTTCGATGCCGGCGACAGGGACCCAGGGAGAAGCCTTGTAGTTGAACGCAAAAATCTTGGCACGGTCAGCCCTGACCGCAAACTTCAAATCGGCGGGAGGTTGCTGGAAGTCCCGGTTGACATCCTTCGCAGTCGACTCGTGCGTCTGCTGGGCCACAGAGTCTTGCGAAGGATCCCAGGCGTTCGTCGTCTCAATGGAACGACCGCCCATCCCCGCAAGGCCACGACGCTGAGTGCGCGCGAGCTTGTGTCCACCGTTGGAGGCAAGCCACAGGCCCGTCTCGTCCTGCGCGGCGAACGTCACACGCTGCCCGAGCCGGGAGGTTGCCTTCGACGTCACCGCATCGATGCGACCACCGTTGGGAAGACGAATGAACTCTTCACCCGTCTTCGGAATCAGATCAACGAGACGCCCGAGCTCGATCATCGGCCGGAGCGCGTCGTAGGTGTTGTCGGTCTGATCCTCAGATGTCGCCGTGATCTGAATCAGCGGCGTCGACCACTGCGTACCCTTTGGCTCGCCTACCGCGTACTGGTACGACCATCCGCACCCGCACCCATGCTCCGAGCACAAGTAGAACTCGCCCTCGACCGCCCACCCGTCAAAGAGAACCGGGCCGACACCCTCAGCGCAGACGAACGCTGCCACCAAAGGCGACTTGCCCCACTTCTGGGCACGCACCAACTGGGATCGACGATAGGTGAACGCTTCCGCCTTCTGCCCCGGCAGGGCTGACGAGCGCACCAGGTAGTGATTCAGCACGAACCGCGCCTGCTCGGCACCGAGACCGAACGGCTCACCCCTGTCGTCACCGTCCGGGATCACACAGTGACGCTGGATCCACCGGGGAACGATCTTGAGGGCTCTAGGCGAACTCGTCGAGGACGTCATCTAGTGCGTCACGCTCCACGGGCCGAAGCGGAGCCAACCGACGCTCAGACAGCTCGTCCTCAGAGAACTTCCACCGCAGCGAACCCATCCCCGGCAAAGACAGACCGATCTCGGCCTCCATCCGAAGAACAGCAGTCTTCAGCCCAGCCGAAGCACCCGGAGCAACACTCTCGAGGAACGCCCGCACATACGCTGCCACCTGATTGTGCAGGCCGAGATTCTTCCACATGACCGCCTGCGGCTTCCGCCACAACTCAGCCCACAGATTCGGCTCATCATCTTGCGCCAGACCGAACGGCCACTCGGGGATGTCGCCCTGGAATCCCTCAGCGGGAAGGGTCACCCACGCGGCATCATCCTTACGATCCCGGCGAAGTGCATTCGGATCAGCCGGCGGGCCACTACGGGCACGCGCTCCACCAGAAGTCATCAGTCATCTCATTCCTCAGCATCGCGCTGCACCCATCGCGGGTGACGGACATTCGAACAAGCGTTCGAGTTGGGGCGGATCAGAAAGGTTTGAACCTGCCAGACCTCGAAACGACCTCCCCGGCGGTACCGAACAGGGCCGTGATTGGGGGGCACCCGGTGGTCTAGGGGGGTTGAGTTATCAACAGGCCAGGGGGGTTCTTGGCACGTACGTTCGATCGCCAGTGAGGGAGTTAACTAGTAAGTGCGAGCATTGCACGCAGCGGG